ATAGTGTGACTTAGACTGGGGGTTTGCTTACGGGTAGGCCCCCTTTCTTTTTAATTTTAAATAGAGTGTAATTATGGCTTTATCATACATGAACCTTTGCAATAAGGTACTCCGACGCATCAATGAGGTTGAGTTTTCTCAGACTGATTTTGATAGCGCCACCGGATTACACGCAGCTACTAAAGATGCTGTACTACACGCTATTGCAAAAATAAATTCAGCGGAGTTTGAATGGCCGTTTAACGCCACTACATATACTCAAACTTTGCAAGCAGGAGTAGAGTCTTATCAGTTTCCTAGTGACTTAAAAACTGTAGACTTTAATTCTTTTCAAATTCAACGTGACGTAAACTCTGTAGTTGTTACTAAGATAAATTCAACTACGTTCACCTACCCTTTGCCTATTACTAATTTAGGGAACTCAGTGAACGAAGCTACGTCAGAGACGTACACAGCTAGTACTGGAGCCGCTACAGTAGGTGCTATTAATAATACTTCTAGTACTGCTACAGTAGGCGCTCGCATAGCTATATCTTCTGCTAGCCTAGCCAGTAACGTAGTTTCAGTAGCTACTACTTCCGCCCACGGCCTTAATACAGGAGACACTGTAGGTATAACCGACCTTGGCTTTTCCGTTACGGACCCTAATAGCGTTAAAGTAGACAACTTTAGAACACTAAAGAAAATAGAAAGAGACGAATACTTTAATCATGGCAGAGATGCAGATGCTAACTCTCTAGCCGCCGGTAGAGGTATGCCTGACCACATCTTTTTGGATCACGGTGTAGGTTCTGGTTTGTCTCAAGACTTGCACTTTGGTATTACTCCTTCGCCCAACAAGGCGTACAAAGTTAAATTTAATTACTTTGCTGTTCCTTTTGCGCTTACTGATCACGACGACGTATGTAAGATTCCAGATAACTTCGAGCACGTAGTAGTGGATGGCGCAGTGCATTTTATGTTTACCTTTAAAGAGAACATGGATGCTGGACAGCTAGCATTGATGAGTTTTCAGCAAGGTATCAAAGAGATGCAAACCCAACTGATAAATTCATACGAAAGAATTACTGACCGTCGTGTAGCATTTGGCGGCGGCAAGATTGGTATCCAAGTAGCTGACAGGGTGTAAGTATAGTGCCAGATCAAACGCAACAACAAACTGTTATATGCCAAGGTGGTCTAGACAACTCAGAAAATCATCTAGCTCTTTCCGATGGTAAAGAGGGTGTGGCTGCTCGCTTGGTAAACTATGAAGTAGGTGAGTTTGGTGGCTACCGTAGAATAGAAGGGTTTGACTACCTTAACCCTGCCGGTAATACCAACACCGCAGAGACTAACTCTACTGTTCCCGGAACAGGGTCTATTCTAGGTGTTTTTGTATATCGTGACTTGTACGATTTAGCGGATGATGTTATTGCTATTAGACAGGTGTCAGGGCAAAGCTACTATTCTATTTACAAAATGCGATCCAGCAACACATGGCTTAATATATCTGACGGTGGCAAGCTAAACAATGAAGCTAGCCAAAACTATAGGCCAACTGCTACTGGTGTAGATAGAGTACATATAACTAAGTTTAACGACGACGAAGGTAACAAAGTATGTATAACTGACGGGGTAAACCCTGCGGTTATCTATTGGAATACTACAGGTGGGCATAACTTCCAGCAGATCGTATCTACTGGTAATAAAAACTCAACTAATACTTCGGCGAGTCCCCCAACAGGCAGTAGCGGATCTAACGACGGTTACGGTGGCGACCAAGCCATAAACCAACCTAAATGCTCTGCTTTCTACAAGACTAGCTTATATTTAGGTGGTGACGGTTCTAACGACCAACCTGCTAGTGTAGTGGCTTATAGTGCGGCTACGGACATCTACGACTTCTCTGCTAGCGGAGGAGCGGCTCAGATACCTGTAGACGTAGACGTAGTTAACATGATGCCTTTCCGAGATGACTTATATATATTTGGTCGTACAGGAATAAAAAGAATAAAGCAAAGTGGCACAGATATTATTGCCGAGAACGTCACTAGAAACTTAGGGTGCGTAGCTCCTGACAGTGTAGTAGAGATAGGCGGCGACCTTATATTCTTAGCGCAAGATGGATTCCGTCCTGTAGCAGGTACAGCTAGAATAGGGGATATAGAATTAGAAACTTTATCTAAGTCTATACAAAGTGACCTTATACATTTATCTAGCACTTACGATTTAGACAGAATGGTATCTGTAGTTATCCCATCTAAGGCACAAGTACGCTACTTCCTAAACGCAGCTACTCCTACTGATATTTCTGTAGCAGATGCTCCCGGATTTATTGGTGGACTTCGTACTGAAGATAACACGACGGGATGGGAGTGGGGCCGCATACAAGGTATACAGGCTAACTGTACAGATTCAGGTTACATAGGCAATATAGAGTACATAGTACATGGCGACCACACAGGTAAAATATACCAGCAAGAAATAGGCAATGACTTCAACGGCGCAGATATTACTGCTATTTACGAAACGCCTTACATTGACATGGGCGACCCTCTAGTACGAAAGACTATACGAAAAGTAGACGCTTTCATTAGAGCGGAAGGCACTATGACTATGGGCTTAACTTTAGACTTTGATTACGGGGACCCTGATCTATTTAGGCCTGCGGATCTATCTTCAATAACTGAAGGTGCTATATCAGAGTTCGGTAGGGCAGGCGTTACTTACGTAGATGATGCCGACGACCCTTCTATATTTTTATACGGTGGACAGACTAAACCTGTTTTATCTTATCAAATATCTGGCTCTGGGCATTCCGTCCAGTTTAGATTTATAAGTTCAGGTACGTTTGCCCCTTACTCAATCCAAGGGTTGATACTTAAATTCACGACTTCAGGAAAACAATAATATGGCAGGTTACACACGACAATCAGCTTCCAGTATTGCGAATGGCGTAGCTATATCTGCCGTTCCTTTAAACAACGAGTTCAACGCTCTGCTTGCGGCATTTGATGCCTCTTCTGGTCATCAGCATGACGGCACTACCGGAGATGCGCCTAAGATTGCGTTAGCTACGTGTACAAGCGGCTTCCTCCCAGTAAACCAAGGGGGTGTTGCAGGCCTTAACAATGTGACCACATCTAATCCCGGTGTTAATAACGACACAGACGAGAGCTACAATATAGGTAGTTTTTGGGGAAATTCTAGTACAGATAGAGGTTACTTGTGTTATGATGCTACGGATGGCTCCGCAGTATGGAAAGAATTAGTACATATCAACGCCGCAGGCAATGCAATAGACCCCGGAGCAGATAACACTGTAGACTTGGGTACTAGCTCTAATCAATTTAAAGACCTATACATTAACGGTACAGCTAATATAGATGCTCTTGCAGCAGACGCAGCTACTGTTACAGGCATTATCACTGGTTCTGGTGGTATAACTTCTTTTATAAACATCCAAGCGTCGGCTTCTAGCACTGTTTCTGCGAGTACTTTTGCAGGCTACGCTAACAAACGAGTAATTCTAACAGGCAGTACTGCTGCTACTTACGTTCTTCCTGATGCCGTTGCTGGCGATGTAGGCAAGACATGGGTTATCTGTAATGCTAGTAGTGCTGCTATAACCTTAGATGTAGACACTAACAGCCAGACTGTAACTAAACTTGTAGGTAGTGCGGCTGCTACCACTTCTGATATAACTATTGCTTCTGGTGGTGTTGTAGATTTAGTTTGTACAGCAGCAGATAACTATATTCTATACGGTAGTGGTATTGCGTAATGGGAGCGAGTGCGACGGCTTCTGTCGCGGATGTTATAGATAGCTTTAAGTTTACTGCGGGAGACGTTGGTTCTAATTACGCAGGTATATCTTACGGTACAGGTACATCCATAACTTCACCAGACGTTACTTTAGGTAAGTTTATAGGTATCGACCCCGGAAACCAAGGAAAGATAGTCCAGTGTCAGTCTAGCACTTCTGGGTTATTTATTTTACGCATAGAAAGCGATCATTTTGCTACTGGTAAAGATATAGCAATAGGCAACCCCAGCCATACGTTTGACTACATGGTAGTTAAAAATTCAGCAGGGGTAGAGATAGCCGAGCTAGAAATGCTAGCGTGTTTAGAAAACAACTCTACAAGTGCTAATCGTCTCGACTCTAGGCTTTTCTTTTGGATCAATAATAGTTGGCTAGGCGGAGGAAATAACACCCGCCCTTATTCCGTTACGGTTACTGTTGTGGACGCAGATACATTTACTGTGCCCTTAACTTTAACTAGAAAGAATAGAGTAGTTCCTTCTGGTGCTAGTGAAACTTTTACAGGCTCTACGGGCAAAGTACACAAGTCTACCGACTCTTTAGGTACGTCCGCAGGCACTAGCATAGGTAGCTCAAGCTTATCGTCTAATGTACTTACAATAAACACTAGCAGTTCCCATGGGTTAACTACCGGAGACACAGTGGATTTATCTCAAATAGGACATTCTAGTTTTGATCCTAACACAATAGAGCAGATTAATTTAACCGGAGGCTACGGTGGTAGCGCTATGATGGTAGACGGTCAAGATTACACTGTTGAGTTAAGGAATAGATTATGAGTCGTTTGTGTCCACATTTGTGTGTGGGGCTGTCGTCTCTACCCGATGACGATACCCTTTTTAGATTATTTGAAGATAGCGAAGCTAAGATACGAGAAGGTACACTCCCTCAACAGGCATTGGTAGGTACTACCCAACACGAATTGTTTTGTACTATACGAAGTGAGATTAGTAAGCACATAACTTCTGGGCAAGCTATAGCCTACCTAAAAGATGGTTATCTATGTTGGATAGGTTGGGGAAGTATACGACCATTTAGGAATGTTAAGGCCACTGCATACAATCAAAAGGGTTTTCTCGCAGGGCAAGACTCTGGCGGTAGTAGAGCGTACTTATACAGTGCAGACTTCTGGGATGCCCTAAAGGAGTTCCACGATCTTAACTACGGAGTCAAGTATAAAGCAGTAGGTAGTTATCTTATAAAAGACTCCAGTGCTGCTTTGTTTGAAAAAGAAGTAGGTACTCCGAATCTCTACAATAAAGACACATACTTAATGCGTAGAGTGGCTGAGTACAAAGAAAAGAATCCCCTCGAAGGCATACAGAACGTCCCAGAGGACATATACTTAGGTCAAGCCGAGTGGTTTGAATATAGAGTAGCAGATATGAGGTTGGCTTAATATGGCTTTTAGAGAGTTAGCAAACGTAGGTATACAGCCTAATTTTTCTAGGGTAACGCAGGGTGTAGGTGCGGTACAAGCAGTAATAGATAGCACTAACTACGCTTACTTGTGGGGTAGCCTCGATAATACTAACTTTGCACTCATAGATTCTTTTGAGGCAAACGCACTAAAGATAATTGTGATGCCTCCGTTCATTAAGGCTAGTGGAAGCTCTACTGACCACACCACTGCTTTAGGCGGAACTACTAAAGTTCTTCTAGACGGAGATAGGAAACCTTAGCGCGATGAGATTACTTTTTGGAATAGTGTTGTTGTTGGCATATTTACCAACTTTAGCACAAGAGCAGCAGGATGCTAATGTAGGGGATTTTGGTTCTAATAACCAACAGTCCGCAGAGACTATAGATAATAGAACTACTACTACAGTTACACAAGAAGGGACTCCGGTCCAAACAGCAGTAGCTCCTAGCGGGGCTTCTTACAACCAAGACGTATGTACTTTTAGTGGGAGTGCTGGAGTACAGACACAAGTATTTGGGTTAGCTATAGGCAAGCCAGTTAAAGATGAGACTTGTGAGCGTCTTAAACTATCGAAGCAGCTACAGGCGTTAGGCCTAAAAGTTGCCGCAGTAAGTGTTATGTGCCAAGACTACAGGGTGTGGTGGGCATTATATGAATCGGGAACACCGTGTCCCACAAATCAAGGATTAATTGGAAATGATGCGTACAACTTTTATAAACATCGCCCTGATAGGGTTCCTGATGAGCCTCTCATCCACCGTGAGAAGTCAAACAGACCTCCAAAATCATACAGCCGTCATAGATAGCCTTATAGGCCCAGAGGCGAACAATTTTATTTCGCAGATGGCAGCGAATATAGAAACGGGAAGTACCTTAATAGTACACCCAGATACAGGTAAACAGTACCACGTTACTCAAGGTCAACTAGACGCATTCAACCAAGCGTACTCACAGGCATTATCTGAGTCTACACAAGAGCACCTTACTGGTCTATTGCTACAAGATAAGATACTAGAACAGCAAGTTGAATTTGAGGACCAGAAAGAGGCAATGATAGAAGAGGCACAGGTTATGGCAACTGTTACCGCTATTGCTGCTGAAATAGAAGTTGCCGATGAGTCAACTAAGATCGGTATGGAAAAGTATGCTACTGATAACGATCTACGGTCTATTAAGCAAGGTACTCGTGATAAATACGCTGCAAGTATTGAGGGCATGGTAGTAGCTAGTCGTACTAAGAATATGTTAGAGCAGTACGAAGGAGCAATAATTGAATCAACGACCTTTGTCACACAGGCTTCCGGTACTGTTCAAGCATTCTACGATTTCGCATCTGTACAAATAGATCAGATGTACCTAGACCAACTAAACGTAGCTTGGGCTGGCGAAGTCGTAGGTGTAGAGAATCAGTTTTGGCTAGTAAATTCAAATATGCAAGGTGAGTTCTACCCTGATAACATAGAGGTGCAACCATAATGAATGCAGAACAAATAGGAACGTGGATCGGTATAGCTTCCGCTCTAGGTGGAGTGGCTATGTCTTTTGCCACAATGGAAGAAAAGATTTCTCAGCTAGAAGGTTCTATGTCTGAGATCTACAATGTAGAAGAGATCCGTACTATGGAGAAGCGACTGACTACGTTAGAAGTTACTCAGTCTAATAGTGAC